AGTCAGAAGCAACTAGAGGCTTCAACACAAAAGGCTCTAGAGGTAGAACTGTGGGATGGAAGAGCCGCTCTAGGAGATAGCAACAACAACCTCTTCCTAAGCAAGTCGGGTGCAGCAACTGTCGCTGAGACAGGCGCTTTTCCCGCCACTATTGCTCTGGCCTATCTTGAGCAAGCGATTGCCGACTCTCCCACAGGGGAGTCAGGAGTTATCCATATGACTCGAGACGTAGCCACCATCCTAGGGTCAAGAATTCTCCTAGAAGAGAATGGGAAATATGGCCCACACCTCATTACTCGTTTAGGTACTCCGGTCATTATCGGATCTGGTTATTCCGGTAACGGTCCTATAGGAGACCAAAACGCCGCCGCGTCCGCCACCAACAAGTGGATGTACGCGACAGGCCGGGTAGATGTCCACCTAGGAAAAATTGAGGTGGTCAACGAAAATCTCGGCCAAGGTGTTGATGCAGCGATCAATGATATGAGAATCAAGGCATACCGACCAGCGGCTGTCTACTTTGATCCAAGCATTCACTACACCGTCAGAGTGACTCTACCAACCTCATAATTAGCACAACACTACTAAGGAGAAATCAGGAATGGCCACACAGGACTTTGCTGCAAGCGTCCAAGGTGTGTCGATTCGAGTCACTCGCCTCGACGCCGCTGGCAACCTGCTCAATGGTGCAGGAGACTCGTACACCACCTCAGCGTTTATGCGCGCATCTTTTACCCCAGAATATGAAGAAGGCGACGAAATCGTAGAAAAGTCTGCGGACGGAACGGTTTGCGTCTCCTACAAGGCTCCAGACACCATGAAGAGAATCACCATGGAACTCGCAATCTGTGAGCCAGACACCGAACTCAGCGCCCTCATCTCAGGTGGTCTCTTGCTTCGCAAGAACTACGGCTCCTTCGCCGCCCCCGACAACAAGTCAGTCGGTTGGGCAGCCCCCTCCGTTGGTGATGACCCAACAGGTGGCAACGGCGTGGCCGTTGAGGTTTGGTCCTTTGCTGTTAAGGATGGTCGCCGCGCTGCGAACCTTCCCTACTTCCACTGGATCTTCCCCTACACTCGTCTCCGCCAGAGCGGTGACCGTGTAATTGAGAACGGTATGCTTGCGACCACCTTTGAAGGTTACGGTCTCGGCAACATTCAGTTCTCTGACGGTCCTGATGGCCGATGGGAGTGGCCAGTCGCTTCTGAGCGTTCTTACGCGTACGCTCGCTCTGACTGGGCACCGACTGGTCTCAAGGGCTTCTACACCTGGCACAAGAACTTGGCGGCTAGCGTGACCAATAAGGCTCGCACTTCCGATGTAGCAACCCTCACTACTGATCCTGCCCACGGGTTCTCCGTAGGCCAGACAGTCGTTGTCGCGGATGTTGACGCGGATTTGGACGGAACCTTCACAATCACTGCGGTCCCCTCAGACACTGAGTTCCGCTATGCCAAGACTGGCGATGACATCTCAACTAGCCCTGTAAGCCCCGTTGGCACTGCCGTACGTCAGGCTGGCTCTACCGCAGTCACCGACATCTTCGGATCTGACGACACATCATTCAACGTCCCAGGTAGCGAAGAGTACGTCGCTGATGACCCGATTGACTTCATCATTCCATCGGATGACGATCCAGTCGCTTAATTCATGAGGGAGCGGGTGGCTGCCGAAGTTGTTATGACATTCGGTTAGCCACCCGCTTTCCTTTAGTTAGAAGTGAGGTGAACCCGTGTTTAAGACACCCTTTATTAATCGTATGAAAGACGAAACCTTAGAGGCTCATGATCAATCCAAAGACAGTGGGTTCGCGGTAACAATTATGGGTGGGGAGTGGAGTCCAAGAGCCTTTGCTGAGTGGCAGAGGGCTCTCTACCCCGTGTATGCGACCCTTGAGTCTATTCTTAAAAAGAATAGAAAAGACCCCAACCTTTCGGTGTTTGATCATCGGAAATTGGACCGGGCGGATCGTATCTACCACGATCTCTCCACCCTAGGGATTGATCCTGTAGAGGACCCAAGCACTCTGCCCTCTGTCCCTAAGTACGTAAACGCTGTCTCCTCTGCAGGTTCTAGTGTTCCTCGGATCATGGCCTACCACTACACGCGGTACATGGGAGACATGATTGGTGGACAAGTTATTGCTCGTTCCATGAGAGAGAAGTACGGAATGTCCGACTACTCTCTTACGTGCTACGACTTCAGCGAACTCGGGGATCTGTACCACTACAGAAAAACGTACAAAACCCTCCTTGAACTAATCCCCTGGTCTACTGAAGAACGCGAAGAGTTCGTTAACGAAGTTAAGACTGCGTACGAAGTAAACGCATTATTGTTTGAGGAACTCTACGATATGCTTGATGCTATGCACAAGAAGGTAGGCTGAAGTCGTCATGGCAACAAATAAGTTGTGGGTTAACGTGGAAGACCTTGGGGTATTCTCTGACTCTGTCTACGCCTACGATGCCTGTAAGACTGCTTCATATCTTCTCTGGGCTATGTCGGGGAGAAAGTTTACAGGGGTCACTACTGTAACTGAGCGTTACGTATCTCAATTTGACCCCTATCTAAGAACTGTTGGGTCCGCATTCCGCTACTGGCCCACGCTTATCGCCGGGTCCGTAACCAACGTTCCTGTCGGGGGAAATGACAGAATCTACGGAAACGATTTCCAGGGAGATGGATCTTCTTCTCGTTCCCGTGTCCGGTTGCGTGGACGAAAAGTTCTAAAAATACATGCCGTTAGAGATCTTAATGGCTACATTATTGACCCCAAAAATTACTACTTGGCAGAGCACTCAACTCTCTACGGGACGCCGAACGCTAATTGGAACCCGGCCAACGTAGAGGTCACGTATACGTACGGAACTCCCCCACCCCCGATGGGGCGTGCAGCCGCTCGCTTGTTTGCTATTGAGTTGATCAAGTACTACGAGGGTGACGACACTTGCGCTCTCCCTCAACGCGTCACTAGCGTAAACCGCCAGGGAGTCTCGTACACGGTTCTTGATCAGCAAGACTTTATTGAGGCTGGCAGAACAGGTCTCTACACCATTGATTTGTTTCTAAAGTCTGCCAACCCGGACAATGCTCGGTCAAAATCCAAAGTATTTACTCCTGATGTTCCTAGAGCCAAGAGAATTCAGCCGAAGCCGCCGTTTGTTCCTGTTAGTTCCTTTGACTTGTTTGTGACCCCCGACGGTGGCTCTATGAAGGTCTTTATCTCTGAGATCAACTCAGACTTCCTACAAGGCGACCCAAACTGGACCGTTAGCGCGACAATTACCGACTGGTATAACGAGAAGCAAGAAACTCTAGACGTCAGCGATGTAGACTACGATGCAGTTACCGGAACAATTACTGTAGGTGCTGATTATAAAGAAATCCTGGCTATTCTTGGTCCTAGGGACCCAGGAGTCTTAGACCTGTACGCGACCCGTCCAAACATCAGTGATCCAAGCGTAGACGAGGTTGTAAACCTCATGACAAGTAACGTAGTGCTGCAACTTGGCGATAGGATTAGTCCGATCATCACTGTTTAATGACACGAAGGAATGATGGATATGGCAATGGACATTGATCTTCACGCGATCTCCCCCCGTGACGCTAAGGCTTTGGCAAACTTTCTACAAGACATTCTTGATAGAGCAATAAGAGTATACGAATCGTTTTCTATGCCTATCCCAGAGCGCAGATATTGGACTCTAGGAGAGCCAGCCGTTGACTGTGAGCAATTGGTAGTTGCCTTTATCCAAATGTACTTGGGAGCCCCTGGCGACGAGGCAACAGAGCCAAGAAAGTGTCGGGACCCCCGAAGTGCAACAGTCCATGTCCGTGTGTCGCGTAAGGTCCCAACTGTAGGGGCAGGAGGACAAGCACCTAGCGCAGCGGCAATCCAAGAGTATTCTCAACTAGTGGCTTATGACGCTTGGTGCCTGATGGAGAGTGCAGCCGATTTGGATGCTTGGACAGATAGTTTCCCGGGGTTAGGGGTTATCTCAACCGTAGAAGTGGCAGCGCCTGAAGGCGGGTTTCACACCACTGTTCTCACTCTTACGGCGGCGATTCCATAATGGCTAGAGTTATTTTTTATCCAGGGCAGATGGACAGACTGCTTAAGCATCCAGACGGTCCTGTAGGCAGAGATTTAAAGCGCCGAGGAAGGCTGGTTCTCGCTGCAGCCAAGGCCCAAGTGGGTGTCCGTACAGGTGCCCTAAGAGCGTCTATTCATATGAGACATCTTCGTGACGCTCGCGGGCAATACGTACAAATTGGCTCCAACAGAAACTATGCCCTTATGCACCACGAGGGGACCAAACCTCACCTTATTACGCCTAATAGAGCGCACGTTCTTAGATTTGTTTCCCGAGGGAGAATGGTTTACGCGCACGCAGTGCGGCACCCTGGAACCAAGGCAAATAAGTTTCTCAGCGATAACTTAAAACTGGTAAAATAAAGTAAAGATCTATAAATAATAGGTCAACGACACAAGAAGGAAACTAAAAGATGAGCACACGATTAAA